TTGTAAACACCTATATCAAATGTAACACCAGTGAATAGTTTGGACTCTTTGTAATGTACAAACAACACCCAAAATATACTAGTGGATGCGCCACCAATAAAACTTAACAACGCATTGATGCCATCTGTGTGTCCTCTTACCATGCCTATTATCAAAGGAAGCATACTGGCGCCAATTATTCCAAAATATAATGCAGTGGCTCTGGCAATGATTGCCGCTTGTCCGTTAAATGCAACAGTCATTAGTAATGCAAGGACAACGATGGCTCCCATTGAAGCATAAGCAATAGATAATTTTGGTTTGTCTGTTTTAATTAGATCGTTACTAATTGTTGTTGATAGTAAATGCATCAAACTGTTTAGTGTTGTAAATGCCGCCGCCAACACAGTTACAAATAATGCACTAGATACCCAACCTGGAAATCCTGTTTTGATCCAATAAGGAACAATGTTTGCAGTACCACCTGCCGCTTGGATCACAGTTTTACCCTCATTGGCAAAAGTAAATGAGTTAGCAGTGATTGCCGCAATACAAAATGTTGTAAAAGCTAACAGTGGAATAACCACTCCCCAACTTGCTATTGTACGGAAACTTTTTTCATTTTTTGCCATCATCCAACGTGTCTGTAATTGAGGTAATGTAATTAGACCTACTGGAATAGTGAATATTAAAAGAGTCATAATCATCATCCAACCTCTGGACCAAAACTCTGGCCAACTTAAAAAGCCTGTAAATCCAAGTCTACGAAGAGGGTCACCTTCTGGTACGGCAGACCAAGCATTGGATAGATTGGCCCAAAAATCTGGTACTTGCATGTGAACAAATAATGTAATTGCTAGTACAACAAATGTACCTGCTAACATTATTAGTCCTTGTACCATATCGTTTTTCAATACAGAAGTCATTCCACCATATGCAATTGTACCAAAAGCCACAAGGCTAAATCCTATAACTGCGAGTGTAAAGTCTATTCCTGTGAAGGTTGTTATAAATTTTCCTACTCCAACGAGAACTGCAACACAATAAAATGGCATCAGTCCAACAGTAATTAAAGCAAGTAATTTTGAAAGCATTGGACTTTTATAATATTTTCCTATCATCTCTATGTAGGTTTTGGCTTTAATTTTTTTGTTGGCTTGCCATACCTTTGGTCCAATATAAGCAGTCGCTAAAAATATTAACAAGCATTCAGGAATAATAATGGTAAGTGGAATAGAGAATCCTACCCATCCTGCAAAACCTCCAAATCCAATCAAAGCAGATGTGGATATTAAAGTTGCCCCATAGGATAGTCCTAACGCCATGTTGTTGTCTGATGTAGGTAAAAAATAGTCCTTACCTTTAGATTTGTATGCCACAAAGAATACAGTTGCTATAAAAAGCAGTAATAAAAATAGGTTCATTTATGCTCCTTGTATGTTTGGCACTGAGGAAGCAGGCTGAATACCTGTTGTGCCTTTAATGTAATTGTCGGTGGCTGCCTTATGAGCCTTGCCAATGGTTACAACAGTAGACTTGTTAAATTTGAAGTTCTTGGTGAAGTCTGCCATCATTATGTACTGAGTCATTCCCAATCCATCCTTGGTCATCGTTAGTGCTAAAGGCTTTGACACTGTTATGCCAGTGTTGTCTTCTTCAATAAACTTGGCAATGACTTCATCACCGCCAGTTATCCTAATTGCAACAATATCGTTGGCTTTGTACACAGGATCAATTAACATTAAAGTTTAAATCCTGCTAGGGTATCTTTATCAACATCTTGTTTAACTCCGCCAATGATGTATGATTCTACTTCAGTTTCTTGTGGCGCAACTTGTAGTCCTGCTGATGATAACCAATGCTGTGTCCAAGGAAGAGG